GTTGAATAGAAACCGCTACCATTAAAGCGGATACTTGGTGTGTTGTAAATTCTACTTGATGTATGCCCACAAATGCAAGCAACTTCTTCATCGCGTTCATCTACCTTACGACTTAAGGTGGTAAGACTCATACATTTATTACAGCGATACTCATAGGTTGGCATCAGTACTCCAATCCTATGTACCAGAACCCAAGTTGTATATCAATATAGTATTTGCTTATAGCAAATCCAATAGCAAAGCCAGATACACGACCATAATAAAACCAATTATTGCTTGTGCCAATTCTTTTCTCAGTCACTCATCTCTCCAATCCATAGGTGTTGGTGCGGTGCTGATTGCCCCACACTCCTTGCATTCCTGTCGTAGGTCATACCAACCTACCTCTCTTGTCTCTTCATCCCACATTACTGTGACTACAAACATTTTGCAACCACAGATACAGGTAAAGATTGCCTTACCTGTCAGGTCTAACATCAGTACCAATTTCTGGAAAGGTGATGCGACCAAGCCCTGCAAGGTGTGTCGTAGCGGTGCTTGATATACTTATAGGCATTGAGTATCTGTATCGCTGGGTCTTTGCTAGTTTCTTTTAGTACCTGTCCGATACCGAATGCGCTACTGCCTTGTTGGTTCTTTGCTAAGTGGTCGAAGCGTGACTCGGCAGTGAACAACTTATAGATGCACTGCCTCTGTCTTAAGTCCCAATTATATCCTGCCTTAGCAAACTTCATAGCCATTACTTTGTTGGCTTCCTTCTGCTCCATTGTTGCCTTGGTCTGCGTCTTAACTGGGTGCTTAAACTCTAAGCCAACATTTACATTGACATCATTACCCACTGGTATGAATAAGATTACCCCTGTCAAGATTAAGATTACTACTATGTGTCGTTTCATCCGTAAAGTTTAGCAAGTTTCTGCCTAACCATCCTTCTGTGACGCTGTTCTGCCTTGACTATTTTCTCATTATCTCTGTGCTTAAGTAGGCGATAACGCTCAGATGTCAGTAGCCCACCCCAGATTGTGCCCCAGCCACCCCAGAACTGTACATTCTGTGACTCTAATCCTTCCTTAAGACATAACTCCTTGACTGGACAAGACCGACACAGGCTTATTGCTTCTACGCTACGCAACATCTGTAGTTCTTGTTCGTCTGCGTGAATACTGTTCTCGTAGTGCCATAGGTCAGGGTCTGGGTGTTGATTGCAGTTGCCCTCTAAGTGCCAGCGTTTATCAGGTAGTGTCATTTGTTCGTCCAATTCTTGTAATAGTAATTCCATCTCTTACGATAACGAATTGTTATCAGGACTATCATCAGTAGGGTTATACTCATACTGCTTTTAACTGTGCTACAGGTAACACATTGACTGCTTGTCCCTCTGTCTCATCTGTCCATTGTAGGTGCGCTTCATCTTGGTTGTTGTACAACCATTCGTCCTGCTCTGCATAGGTCATTGTGTGCCAGTCAATAGGTAGTTCGGTGCCCTCTGGTAACCAGACATTGACAACCTTCACGCCCTTAGTTTCGTAGACTACTTGGAATTGTTGTTTCATTCTCACACCCTTCGCAAGTATCTGAGTTGTATTTGTCGTGGTCGAAGTATTCTTTACACACATTGCATTCAATGTAATCTGAGTCGTCATAGAATACTGGGTCATTAAGCATAGGCTCACTCATTAGTAACTCCCGTCTTTGCCTGATACCCAGCCACATCTATCGCAAGTGACTTTGTTTTCCATTGTCTGACTTTCGCCTGACATTACACACCCACACACCCAGCATTTACCGTAACTCATCTTCGTCCCCCTCTGTAACAAACCCTAGTTGTTTCATCAACTCTAAGGCTTCATTGAGACTGTCTATTGCACTCTTAATCTGTTGTTCTGTGCTCATTGGTTAATCTCCTGTATCTGTACATCGTCATAGCCTAAGCCCTGCCATACATTAACAATTCTGTGTGCTTGTGATAGTGATAGGAGATTACTACTCATCTCGCTACCGCCTACCCATACCGTGTAAGTGTTCATTTCGTGCGCTCCTGTCCGTGTTGGCATTGGTTAATTGGTCGTAAGCAATCTCCACATACTGGCATTATTCACCCCAGTATTCTAGAATTGTACGCATTGTCACGCAGATTTTACAATCGCACTCTTCATTTGTCATCTGCACAATAAACTCTAGGTGTGAATAGTTCTCTTCGTAAATTGTGGTAAGTAGTTCGTCTATGGTGTAAGGCTTGAAGGTGGTTGTCATTCTGCCAACTCCAATTCTTCTTCCAATTCTGCTATTGCTTCGTTGAAGATGTCGGTATAGTAAAGATACAGGTCAAGACTCATTAGGTTATAGATGTTCACTTCCCCACCTTGTCCCAATTCTTGGTGCCCTCTGTCGTTGTATTCGCTAGGCATTTTTTGCCACTCTTCTACAATTTGGTTGTAGTAGATAGGCAGATACCCGTCCACCCATTCTCCGCTGTTGTCTTGTATCTCTTCAAGGGTGATATATCCCTTGTCAATTTCAGTCTTGAATTCGTCTTTCATTTGTTGCTTGATTACTGTATCCATTTTATTCTCCTGTCATTTCGTCGTTGAGTAGTATCCCTGCTAGTGCTAGCAAGGCTATCGGTAAAGTTGCGATAAGTAAAGCGGTCATCCTATAATTTCCCAAGCACTATTAAGTTTTGCATTCTGCCATTCTCCACAGTGTTCGCAAGAATAATCGGCGTTAATCGTTGAGAGTACCAACCCTCTTAGTCCGCAAAATCTACACTTATCCATTGTGCTTGCCCCCTGTTCGGCTATCGTATGCCCTGACTCGTGCCATTCCCCTATCGTGAGCGCATAGTAGGGCTTCCACTACATAGCAGACCCCTCCAATTACCCCGAAGAACACGACGAGATAACTCATAGTGAGCAGTGCGTCCATTATGCGGTCACTCTCCAATTCTCCCAGTTGTAACGCGCTCCTTGTGGTGCTGTCTCTCGTATCAAGGTCACGCCACAATTACATTGTGCGCTTACCATTGAGTAATCCTGACTATTGAGAGGTACTAGTATCGTCTCTGTACCGATAGGCTCGTGTGTGTGTGTCATTATGCGCTCACTAGGCTGTCGGCGATAGCGCGTCGGACATAGTTTTGGTGCTTGCTCGTGGTCACGCTGAATTTTTGGGAGACGACGTACCAACCTTGCCCGTCAGTGTGCCACGCGATAGGCGTGTCGTATGAGTACACGACATAAATAAATTTTTGGTCTGCGCTTGCTTGTGTAAGTTTTGCGTATTCTTCGCGGGTTAGTCTTCCCGCCGATGGTGTGTAATCCTTGTACTTTCCCGATAGTGCAGACGCACTAAATTCTTCGCGGGTTGTGATGTAATGGATAGCGTCTCTTTGGTTTAGTGCTGGCATTTCGTTAGTCTCCTGTCTATGTCTTGCAAGATAAGCATTCGCCTATCTAGTGCCCCCGTCGGATTGTGAACCCGTAGCCCGTAGCGCGGGGGCGGTCTTGCTTAGAATGGCGTGTTAAGTGTCTCCCCGCATTGGTAGCACCCAATCACCTCGTGTCCGAAAGAATACTCCTCCCAATAGCAATTCTGCAATGGTTCTTCCTCTTCTAAGGCACATTTGATGCATAGCATCTCACCGCTTCCTCTCGTACCGTCTGCCTTAGCAAGATAGGCGAATGTTCTCCCCTTGCTCATTAGTTCGCCCCCTGTGCTTCCTTGATGTATTCCGCGCCTAGTTCTGCATCTACTAAGCCCCATTCGATTAGTACGCTCACGGCTTGGTCTAGTGCTTGAAATGATGTAATCGCGTCGGCTAAATCGTGAAGAAGGCTGCTCTGCTGGGTGTCTGGGTTGTAAATCATTTGGTTATCCTCTCGCATTCTTAACGGTGAAAGATAGGGGTACAAGTTGGGCGTTGATTGCTGGCAATACTGAAACTTGAAGTAGGTCTTTTAGTTCCCATTCAACCATTACTGGTGCAACTGCTTCGTGGTCTTCCTTTTCGATTTGGAAGGTAACTGTGTACTTCTTCATTTTCTTCTCCTGTCGTCTGCGTGTATTTCACGCTTACAAGGTAAGTCTAAACCCGCTAAAGGTGTGCTCCTTACCATTGACACTGTGATTTGCATCACATCTGCGGAACCTATGGAGTCAAGGGTAAAAATAGATTTATCGACATTTCATTTTTAACTTAGCCCTTATTCCATTTTTATTTATTACGGGGGCAGACTTCGACACGGTACGGGGAGATAGTCGCCCGACATAAGTTACTCTATAAGTTACCAAGTAATGTTACTGAGTAACATAGTTCAGTAACTTATTTAATTATGTTACCTGTCGGTAACTTATTTATTTATGGTGACCATTAAGGTCACCTATAGCGTTAGACATAAGGTGAGTAAGTGTCTAAGTCTAAGGTAAAGGGTGAGAGTTAGACATTTGACCCTAGGGTTGTTTAATTCCTGTCGGTTCATTACTGTACTCTCACCCTAAAAATATCTGTTATATCAGCCCTGGAATACGCCCCTGACCAGGGCTTTTATATAAGTAGCCCCCTTATTATAAAAATAAATAAAATATATTACAATTAGTTGTTCGGTTTTGGTACTTTGAACAGGTTATCTTATATAGTAGTTATTTTTATCTAACTACGAATTATTAGTTCTAAACGAACTTGCTTCGTTTGGGACTACGCAAGTTCTTAGATATAACTAATTAGATATCTAAGACTTAATGTCCTAGACCGCCACAGTTATGCCGTCTGGCAGATACCGTTTATACAGCGTTTTTAACCCTTACCAGAGGGCAACTTTTAGGGGACAACCTAGTGGCTAAGAAGCAGAATCTGAGCAAAGTAGAGGCTCAAGAACGAGTACTACTACAGTTAGAACAAGGCTCCACTATCACCGCTGCTATGGCATCGGTTGACCGAAATGATGTCACCTTCCGCCAATGGTCTATGCAAGACCCCAAGTTCAAAGAACGCGCTGACAAGGCACGCCTGGTTGGCAAAGGGGTTATCGCAGACCTAGGCGACTTGAAGCAAATCTCCTTCCCCGACTTTTGTGAGCAGTTCCTAGATACGAAACTCTTCGAGCATCACCTCAACTGGGTCGACCTGATTGAAGGTCGTGAGCCTAGGTGGGTACACCCCTCTATGACCTACGAGGTAGGTGCTACAAACCGTGTGCTTATCAACGTACCACCTGAGCACGCTAAGTCCACAGTAATCACCACCAACTACGTGGTCTACAAAATCGTCACCAACCCTAACTCACGAGTCATTATCGTCTCAAAAACCCAGGGTATGGCTCGTAAGTTCCTAGGTGCTATCAAGACCAGACTTAACCACCCTGCCTATATCAAACTCCAGACCGCATTCGGTCCACAAGGCGGATACAAGTCCGATGCTACCCAATGGTCTGCAGATATGATTTACCTAGGCACAGGTCGTGACTCTGGCGAGAAGGACCCCACGGTCCAAGCACTAGGACTAGGTTCACAGATTTACGGTGCTCGTGCTGACTTGATTATTGTAGATGACGCAGTTATGGGTTCTAACGCCCACGAGTGGGAAAAGCAGATGGAATGGCTTCAGAAAGAAGTTATCACCCGTCTTGGTCGCTACGGTAAACTTATTATCGTAGGAACCCGTGTAGCCTCAGTTGACTTATACAAGATGCTACGCGATGGCTCACAGTGGACTGGTGGCAAAAGCCCCTTTACCTATATGGCTATGCCAGCGGTATTAGAATTTGATGAGAAGCCTACAAGTTGGAAAACATTGTGGGCACGCACAGACCGCCCTGAAGGCGATGTAGACCAACCTGATGCTGAAGGACTCTATCCCAAGTGGGACGGACCAGCCTTGTTCACAAGACGCTCAGAGGTTGCCCCATCTGTATGGGCTATGGTCTACCAGCAAGAAGATGTACAAGAAGATTCAATCTTTTCTCCCACCTGCGTTGCAGGTTCTGTCAACGGTATGCGAAAGCGTGGACCACTCAAGGCTGGTGTCCCAGGACATCCTAAGCACGTTGAGGGTTACACCATCATTGGTCTTGACCCTGCTATGGCAGGTGCCACAGGAGCAGTCGTATGTACCTACAACAAGGCTGATGGAAAGATTTACGTACTAGATGCTGTCAATATGACAGAGCCTACCCCAGCAAAGATTCAAAATCTTATCGAAGAATGGGTTGAGAAGTACAGACCCCAGGAATTGCGTATCGAAATCAACGCACACCAGAAGGCGTATGCGCTGGACGACAACTTACGTAACTTCTTAGCAGGTTACGGTACGCAACTTAATTCGCACTTTACTGGCAAGAACAAGTGGGACACATCTTTTGGTGTGGCATCTATGGCAACTCTCTTTGGTAACACCAGAGATGGACGCTTCCAAGATAACAACATTATTGAACTACCCAGCAACGAAGGTTCTGAAGGTCTTAAGACCCTAGTACAAGAACTCATCACCTGGAAACCTGACACCAGAAACCCTACTGACGTAGTTATGGCTCTATGGTTTGCAGTAATTCGTATCCGAGAGATGATGCAGAAGTCCTCTCAAGTAAGTCAGTATCAAAGCAACAGATGGGCAACTCGTGCTCAGATGTCAAGCCGTAACTCAATCAACCTAGATGACGCATTCGCTGACCAATGGTCTAGCCAGTACAATTAAGGATAACTAATGGCATTAAATATGGAGCAGGTAGCAGCAAGAGTTGACTCTTTACGCTATCGCAATGCTGAGCGCGATGCTCGCAACCTTGATGTCCTTGCTGTACGCCGAGGAAAAATCGCTGAGGTATACCCTGACTTCTTCCCAGATGGCGTTGATGCTAACGTAGTTGCTAACTTCATTGACATTGTAGCCCGTGACCTCTCAGAAGTTATGGCTCCACTGCCAGCAGTTAACTGTTCTGCAGCAAACTCAGTCAATGACCGTGCCCGTGCCTTCGCTGACAAGCGCACACGCATTGCATCTAACTATTTCCAACACTCTGACCTAGCAGTACAGATGTACTCAGGTGCAGATTGGTACATCACCTATGGTTTCGTTCCTTTCATTATTGAATTGGACGAAGAAGCAAACCTGCCACGTATCCGCGTAGAAAATCCTATTGGGGCTTACCCAGAATTTGACCGCTACGGACGTTGTGTGGCATTTGCAAAGCGATACATAATGACACTAGGCGAACTCGTCACACAATTTCCTGAATACGATAGGGAACTACTTGGTGGCTTTGGCTACAAGCAGGACCTTAATGCTCAGGTTGAGATGATTCGCTATTACGATAAAGACCAATCAATCATTTATCTTCCTAGTAAAGATAACCTAATTTTATCAAAGGCTAAGAACCCACTTGGTAAGATGATGGTAGTAGTAGCACGTAAGCCATCTATTGATGGTGAACTCCGTGGACAGTTTGATGATGTTCTAGGTATCCAACTACTACGCAATCGCTTCGCATTGCTTGCTATGGAGGCTGCAGAGAAATCTGTACAGGCTCCAATCGTACTTCCACAGGATGTACAAGAACTACAACTTGGTGGAGATGCGGTTATCCGTACTTCTAACCCAGCAGGTGTACGCCGTGTGGAACTTACATTGCCACAAGGTGCGTTCACAGAACAGCAACTACTTAACCAAGAACTTCGCGTTGGTGCTCGTTATCCTGAGGGACGTACAGGAAACATTGACGCATCGATTGTTACAGGTCAAGGTGTACAGGCTCTTATGGGAGCCTTTGATACACAGGTTAAGTCTGCACAAGCAATCTTTGCATCAGCACTTCGTGATGTAATCCAGATTTGCTTTGAAGTTGACGAAATGATTTTCCCAGATGAGAAAACAATCCGTGGCGTAGATTCAGGTTCACCTTATGAAATTACTTACAAGCCTTCCAAGGACATCAAGAACGACTACTCTGCTGATGTTCGCTACGGTATGCTTGCTGGTCTTAACCCAGCGCAAGGTCTTATCTTTATGCTTCAAGCACTTGGAGGAAAACTCATCAGCCGAGATATGGCTATGAGAGAACTACCATTTACTGTAAACGTTTCACAAGAATTAGAAAAGATTGAAATTGAAGATATGCGTGCTGCTCTACTTGGCTCGCTTACTGCAATGACACAAGCGATTCCTCAGATGGCAACACAGGGACAAGACCCATCGGATATCGTAAATAAAATTGCTGCGGTTATCAAGGCTCGTCAAAAAGGTCAAGCACTCGAAGACGCTATTGAAGCCACATTCGCTCCGCAGCAACCAGTTCCTCCTGCTGGGGCACCAACTGCGGTTGAGCAAATGTCCCCTGTTCCCGAAGGCGTTCCAGCAGGAGGCGCTCTTACCCCTGAAGGTCAAGCACCAATCGAACCAGCAAAGCCTGACATTCAAACAATCCTTGCAAGCCTGAGCGCATCAGGTAAAGCAGGAGGACGAGTAAGCACACAAGTTCGACAATAAAAAGTAAGGGGACAGCGTGACAACCATCATTGGCGTTGAGTATTCAAACCACGCTGTCGTACTTGCAGATTCTCGTGTAGTTGGAGAGTCAAGAATTTACAACCATCCAGATATGGTCAAGGTTGTTAACAATGGTAATTTTATCATTGGAGCAGCAGGAGATGTACGAGCACTTCAAGTTGTGCTCCATACTTGGAAACCGCCAGTTCCACTGGCTAAAGACAAACTTGATTTATTTACATTTATGATTGCAAAGGTAGTTCCATCTCTGAAGCAATTATTAACAGAATCTGGAGTTCTTGATTCTAAGTCATCAGATGACAAAGATTCTAACTTTGAACTTCAACTCATTGTTGCAGTCAATGGTCAATTATTTGAAATTGATTCTGACTTTGCAATCTCCCGTAACGACAATGGTTACTACGGAATTGGTTCTGGTGGAGATTATGCACTAGGTGCACTACACGCTGGAATTACACCCGAAGAAGCAATGGCAGTTTGTGCCAAACTTGATAGTAAAACATCAGAACCATTCATTATGGAAACTCAGGTTAAAAAATGAACGAAGAATTCCGCGAGATGGTAGGCGATGCACTTCGTTTATTAGTAGATAATGACGATAATGGAAAAAACTATATTGCTGCCAACTGGATTCTAATATCCGAATGGGCAGATTATGAAGGAAATCGTTTCTTGCATACAGAAGTAAGTGAGTCTATGACTCCTTGGAATGCAGCAGGAATGATGAAACTTGCAGAAGAATACAACAGTGAACTTATAGACGTTTTACCAATGGAAGAAGAGGATGAATAATGGCAGGAAATGAAAACAGTGGCGGTATGCGCCCAACTGCACCTCAGAATAATCCAGCAAATGTCTCAGCAACTGGTGGCAATGGTCAATCAGGTCGCGCAACTCAACCAGCACGCTACATCTCTGGTCTAGGTTACGGTGAAGGTCAAGCAACTATGCAACAGCAAACCTCAGCACCTATGGCTGGAACACCTACTGCACAGGCTTCTGCAATGAATGCACCTATGATGCCTATGTCTGTAATGGGAGAAGGCGTTACACCTCTCACAGCACCTACTGCACGTCCTAACGAGCCACTAACTGCTGGTATGGACTTTGGTGCAGGAGTTGGAAGTGAGGCATTAGCCCTTCCACAAGAGCGTACTCTTTCACAGATTCTTGCAAATATGATTGATTTAGACCCAACAGGAGATGCTAAAGACTTATACGACTTCGTTGTATCACGAGGTCTTTAATGTCAGATATTAAAAAGGTCGCTGAGTTATCACCTGGAGTTGCAACTGCTGCGCTCCAGAGTGGTGCCTCAAA